ACAAGATATGGTGGAAAAAGGAGATGTTGGCATAGAGTTGATACATGGAGAAGACCTACTTATAAAAGACCCAGAAGAAGATGTTGCTGATTTATTTTTACCTATTATAAAAGATACAGTTTATATAACAGCAGTACCTGCAGGGTCAGGCCTTTTTTCTGACATATTCAAATTTGTTGCAGGTATATTTTTAATAATCTTTGCCCCACAAATTATTACTTTTTTAGCAGGTGGTGAGGCACTGACATGGGCTACAATAATGGCTGCAGAAACATTAACAGGAGCAATGTACGCAGCTTTAGCTGTAGCCTCGATAGGAGGATTACTGGCATTAAAAGGATTAACAGATTATTTAACTCCACAAACACCAGGGGAATCTCCTGATAGTTATTTATTTGGTAATGCACAAGAAAATGTAAAAATGGGAAGTCCAGTTCCTTTATTATACGGAGAACTAATAGTACCTGGTGTAACAATTAACTATACTATGAGAGACGTAAGAGTAAATCATGAAATATCAGGATTTACTTATTTAAATTCAAGCTCTAGTGCCGCTAATTCTGATGGCGACCAAGAGAGCAAGAGTCATCTTGACAAACAAACAATAGAGCCTTAAACCATGGGAAGAAGACCACTTAATAATAATGACCAACAAGGTACAAAAACTTCTACTACTCCACAAGCAGGAGTAAGAAATAGAAGACGTTCGCCTAACCAAGAACAATCTATACTAGTTTATGACCTAATTTCAGAAGGCCCAATACAAGGACTTGTAGGAGGAGCTGGCGGTTTATATTTAGACACAACTCAAGTTTTAAATAAAGCATATTCAGACTCTCATAGTCCTAGAGAAAGTTTTGACGTACATTATAATGCCACTAATAATACCGTTACAGATAACACAGGGTCAGGACTATTTGGAGGATATCAGTCTGCCTATGGAGTTTATCATGTTAGAATAGAAAGTGCTAAAAAAACTATATCAGGAATTTCTATAACTGCAGGAAGTACAACTGTTACTTCATCTGGAGGTTTTGCGACCAACGATATTTCAGAAATTACTCCGCAATATCTTAGAATAGAACAAGGAGGCCCAGACGGCTCTACTTTTGTATGTAGGATAACAAACTATACAAGTGCTACATCTGTAACTATAGATAGAATACCAGAGATAACTGCATCAGGGTTATCAGGAACTATAGACTTATGCGGAGTGATAAGTAGCACATCAAATGCAAATACAGCAGTAATTAATTTAAATCAAGAGGGAGGAGCCACAGATAGAACTGTAGCAAATACAGCTATTTTTATTTCATCTCCATATTCAGGAAACAGTCAAACAAGCGATGGAAACTACAACTTTGCAAATGTAAATTACAGTTTTCGTGCAGGAACAAGACATCAAGGCATAACAAATACTCCTACAGATATGGGAAGTGCTTCTGTAGTTGCTAATATAAATAAAGTACTTACCACTACCAATTTTTCAACTCATGCAGGTTTAAGTTCAATGTCAAACGCTTATGCAGACTACGGGTATTCTACAGAAGGAGATGAGACAGCTACTTGGAATGGCTCAAATACAGTGCTTACTTCTACTCAAATGAATTTAAGCACACAAAAATCTGCAATAGATAAATTAAAATTAACATTCCAATATGACCAAATGGTTTCTCTAAAACAAGAAAATGGAAATGAATGGCCTGCTGAAATAGAACATAGAATATTTTTAAGATATAAAAGACCAGGGGATACTTCTTTTACAGAAAAACTATTATACGGACCTACCAATTCACAATTACTAGCAAGAAAAACAGCCGAAAGAGTACAAGGATGGAAAAACGAATCTTCAGGTATGGTAGAAGCTTATTGTAAAAATCCATTCGTAGAAGTATTTGATATAGATTTAGAAGCATACAAACCTCTTGAAGACTTTGAATTAAAAATCCAAACAATAACTCCAATTAATAGAAAACACGGTGGCGTTGTTCATTATAATGGCGGTAGAATATTATCTGTAGAATCTATTATAAACGATAAATTATCTTATCCTTTATCTGCTTATGCTGCTATGATGTTTAATGCTTCTGATTTTGGAAATGTTCCAGAAAGAGGATATCATTGTAGAGGTTTGTTAGTACAAGTGCCTACTAATTATACTCCTGCACAAGAAAGATATGAAGGAGCCCCCGCACTTTACACTAGAAATATTACAACAGGAGCTATAGAAAGCGACTATCAAGCATGGGACGGAAGATTTAGAGGAGATATGACAGAATTCAATCATACATCTCCAAACTTCGATAAAGTATATACTAATAATCCAGCTTGGGTTTTATATGATATACTTGAAAACAATAGATATGGTTGTGGAGAATATATTGACGCTACTGATATAGATAAGTACGCATTATTTAAAATAGCAAGATATTGTGATGAATTAGTGCCTGACGGAGAAGGAGGACTAGAGCCTAGATTTACTTGTAATTTATATCTTTCAGAACAAGCGGAAGCTATGAAAGTAATCAAAGATATTATATCTATATTTAGAGGTATGTTATCTTGGATAAACGGTAAAATAGTAATTGAACAAAACCGAGAAAAAAGTCCAATAATGGCTTTTAACAAAGGTAATATTATTGCAGGAAAAATAGGATATCAGTCAACAAGAAATAGATTTAGATATAATCAAGTAAATGTAACTTGGAATGACCCAAAAAATTTCTATAAGAAAACAGTAGAGATAGTAGAAGACCACGATAATATAATAGAAACAAGACAAATTAAAAAGAAAGATGTAGTGGCGTTTGGTTGTACAAGTAGAGCTCAAGCAGTTAGATATGGTAAATGGCATTTATTTACAGACCAAATGGAAACTGATGTTGCAAGTTTTAGTACAGGTATAGAAGGGTCATTCTTAAAAGGCGGAGATATTATAACCATTGCCGATGCCGATAGAAATAATGTAAGATTTGGTGGAAGAACAGAAGCAAATTCAACAACAACAAATATTAAGGTAGACTCTACTTTAGATTTATCTAATACATCTACTTACTTTATGGAAGTAGTATTTCCAACTGGAGGTGCATATTTACAACAAGAAACAGCAACAATAAGAGGACAGTCTAGAAAAAGAGGAGATTTAATTTTATATGCAGATAATCCTTCAGGTGCTAATACTTCTATAACTTCTGAAACCATAATGCTTAACTCTGTAGATGACAGTGGTAACAAATTAGACATGGTATGGTCAGGAGAAACAAGAGTAGAAAGACAAGAAGTTTCAAGCTATGATGCATCAAGTGTAACTGTTGCAAGTGCATTTAGTAGCGCACCTGCTACTCATGCTATTTGGGCAATAGTTGAAATAGATGGAAATGGACAAATGGTACATGGTTCTGCAAAAGAATATGTTGTACAAAATATAAAAGAAGATGATGACGAACCAATATTTACAATTACGGCAGTAGAGTATAATAGAGCAAAATTCTCTCTAGTAGATAGAGGTTACACAGTAGAGGACACACCTGATGTAGCAAGAATGCCTAGATATACTGAAGACGTACCTTTTCCTACAGATGTAGTACTAAAGGCAGTTCCTTATGAGCAATCAACAGTAGATGGCAGTACATCTTCTAGCAGTTCATTATTAAATTTAGCAGTAACTTGGGGACATCCAAGTACAAATAAAACAGATAGCGATGGAAATGCAATATCAAATAAATATGAGTTTATAGATAATTATGAAGTAAAACATAATTTAGGGACAAGAAAAGGTCATTTTATAACTGAAATAGTACCTTCCTCAGAAACTTCATTTTTAATTGTTAATCCAGCACAAAGAGTAGGTACGGTACTGGTAAGACTTACCAATACACAAGGTCACTTTTCAAAGTGGATAAAAAGAACTATTGACACGTCTCAAATGGTATTAAAAATACCAACAAGTACTACTTCAAAGATTGGTCAGATATCCAAAGGAGGCACACTACCTGGCGGAATAGAAATCAATTCTTCAAATGGGACAGTAAGTACTACCAGTACTACCTATGACTTTACAAATACAAACGGAGACTTAATACAAATATCCTCAGGTAACACAGCTCAAACAAGTCAAGCATTTTCAATAGCAGACGGAGAAGAAGCTCATTTAGTGTATGACTTTGACGATACATCAGACCCCTTAAAAGCCATAGAAGTATTAACAGATACAACTGCAAGAAGTCCAAATGTAGGCGACGGTGGAGAAATAGTATATTATAATTTTGAATATATAGCAGAAGTAGACGCATTAAACTCAGGTCTTACACAAAAATCAGGAACAATAAGCGCAGCACAATACAGCTCAGAAATAACAGGAAGCAGTACATCTTTTACAACCGAATTTGAAACAGGCGATAGAATAATTATAGATAGTGGAACAACACGTTATTTTGCTACAGTTACAAATATAGCAAGTAATACTTCACTATTTTTAGACCAATCATTACCAAGAAGCTATAGTGGTGTAAATATATTTAAAACAAGTTTTGTTCCTTCAGTGCAAGATAATATATTAGCAACTATTTCTAGAAGTGGTAGCACATACAGCATGGTTACCCACGTAGTATCAGATGGAGAAGCTGGAGTTAGTTCTGCACAGGTAAGAATTTATCAAAGAAGTTCAGATGGGTCAAGCGCTCCAACTTTACCTAGTGGAGATACTACTTTTACTTTCAATACTGGAGCAATAAGTTTTACAACTGCGAATGGATGGAGTGCTGCAGTACCTTCTTCTGGAGGAGAATATCTTTGGACTTCACATGCCACAGCTTCAGGAACAGAGGCAACAGATACAATAGAGGACTCAGAATGGGTTACAGCAACTTTATTGTCTCAAGACGGTAGTTCAGGAGTTGGAGGTATAAATGGTCTTTTAACTAATGAATCTGCTACAGCAGCAGCAGGTTCATTTACACAAGGAGGAGAACAACTATCTTACGCCAATACTGGTGGAGAAATGAAAATATTTCAAGGAACTTCAGAACTAACTTCAGGAGTAGTCTATGGAATATCTGGAGGAACTGTCGGTGCCACTACTACTACTAAAACACAAAATGGACTAACTCTTACTATTAATAATTCTACAGGTGTATATACATTAGCAGGAGCTAGCTGGAGTACTGAAATAGAAAACTTTACATTAACAGGTACTGTTAGTGCCTCTTCTGTAACAATAGAAAAAATTTATACTATTGACAAAGCAAGTATTTACGTAATTACAAACTTGACAGCCTCTAGCCAATCTTTTAACTATGATGGAAACTCAGCAAACCCTAGCCCTTCTACTATTACACTAACAGCTAATGGCCCTCTTGCTGCATCTTTCTTTGGAACGTACAGTTATAGATTCTTAAAATCAACAGATGGAGGTGCAAACTTTACACAAGTACAGGCAAGAAGCAGCACTAGAACACATACTGTTAGTGCGGGAGCCCTTTCATTAGGTAACGAAATTTATAAAGTAGAAGTGTACGGAGCAAATTATTTAAGTGGCGGTACTTATGTAGTTGATGAAGATGAAATGACACTTCTAAGACTAAAAGATGGACAACAAGGAGAGGATGGAGCTCCAGGAGAAGATGGAGCAGATGGAGATGATGGAGAATCATCAATAACAATATTTAGAGAATCAGCAACTAATCCAGGAACACCAACTGCAGGAACAGCAAACCCACCAGCAAATTGGTATAGTACAAAAGCAGCAGCTGAAGCAGCTGTATCTGGTACAAATATAGTATG